TACCCTGTAAAACGATTGATAAGATCGTTTAGTAAAAACCCGGCAAGCCGGCTTAACATATGTATGATCTATAAATTAGTGATAGAACATAGTATATATTAAGAGTAATAGGATAGCGATCGGTGTTTACACCGTCACGCGAATTCCCTTCTGTTTTTACCCCGCCCTGTAGTGTGACGATCAGTAGATCGCCACCCACCTACGTTGAATTAGGGACGACGTAGGACGTCCACGATGAGTGAGATGGTCAGGATCCTCGTTAAAACCCTCATAAAGAGTTTTAAAGAGGTAGTTTGACTCATACTCAGCGGTCACCTTTGGCCTGCGGTAACGCGGGACAGAGGCGAGTTGCTCTAGCCTTTGTAGAGACGACCACCTAACCTTTTGGGAAGGCAAATCGCTATACAAATGGATAGGAGTACCAGCGATGCAACCTGGCTGTGTTACAGCCGGGTTGCAGTAGCGTCTAATGATATTAGACACTAGGTCAGTTGTATGACCACTTCCATACCGTTCAAAGAACTGGCGTTGGAAGGCTGATGCTGAGATAATCTCATCTACATCGCGGTTAGCGGTTGGAAGCAATTTACGAGCGTAAACCGGCGTGATGTCGGTGCCCATAAACGCATCCATACCGCAGGACTCTCGGAAAAGTCCTGTGGAGAAGCTCTTGCTGGTGTTGACCTTGAGGCCAAAACTAGTGAGATTCTCCACTAACCTAGGGTAGTACTTACGGGGAACGATGATATCGTCCCCGTAGATCCTTATATCCTTCCTCTTCGCTTGAAGGCGAATGAATTTAGGAGAAAGGTCGCCCTCTACCTCACCAATCGTTAGGAAAACGATTGCCGCGAAGTACATGACTTCGATCGGGAAGGTGAGGGCGCTACCCATAGACGCATACTTCGTTAACTCAAGTATGCGTCCATCCGGGAGTTCGACCCGCGGGCTCCTACAGGCCTGAATGGCTCGTAGAAACCCTCGATTAAAGCCGAAAACCTTCTGAACGATTCCATTGTGGACTCGATCGGAACTCTCGGAAAGATCGACTGTAACTAGCTCACCATCTCGGGAACCTTTTAGGGCGAGAGCTCTATTGGGTTCTTGAGACGAGAGAGACGCGTAGGGCGTCTTCTCAAGCATGGTGTAAAGAAAATCTTTAATACCCTGCTGGATGAACTGGTTATAGGCGGGCTCAATCGAAATAAGCCTGGGCTTAGTTGCTGTCTTTGGGACAGTAACCAACCTAGCCGGAATCATACCACTTTTGATGGGACGATTCCAGAGATCGTACCAGGTGGCCCTGAAAACCTCAGGACCAACTAGCTCGATCAGCTCGTCAGGAACGACGTCGAACGAGTATTTATTTACTCCTTCGGCGCGTTCAGCGACGGCACCGGGGCCATGGGAAAAAACCATGTCTTCGATGCTAAATCGATTGAGATCCGTGGCGAAGAGAGTCTTCATCACGGAACCCATTGCATCAGTCGAAGGTAGAGGTAGAGCAGACAGCTCTATTTCTGTGTCGACGAAGGCCCCTACGGCCTTCTCGACAAACCGGGGTTCGCAGACCTCGAAAACCTTTTTATAGGTCCTAGAGATCTGTCGGATATACCGGATCGACTCGATACAAGGTAGGTCCATCAGTACACCGTCGTGATCAAAAATACGAGACCACAAGCTCTTAAGGAACTTGGGTCTGCGATCACGAACGCTCACGCGAGACCACCCAACCATGTCGGTTGGGAGTCTCCCGGTAGACAAACCCTCTAAGAGGAAGTCGTCTAGTGTGGGGAGCGTTATGTCGACGAAACGAGCACCTTCGTGCTCGAATCGCCGCATAAGTGTACTGATGTCCTTTTTAGGATTATACCCAACCGCTACTCCCGAATCTTCGAGAATAGCGGTGAGTAACGTTAACTGGCTTTTCACAATCACTCCTTATCAGAGCTGGTTGTCCAGCCAAATGGCAGTTAGCCCTCCTTATGCTTCCGAAGCATAAGGACAGCACCAATAGCAAGACCGGCGATGCCGGTCGTGCCGAGGGCAGAGAGAAGGAGGACACCCATGAGGATGTTCTCCATCAGTTCTGACCCCCGATGACGCGAAGAAGGTTTTCGTTGTCGTTGGCAGTAAGCCAGCCGACAAGACCGAGAACCTGCTCCGCGACGTCAGCGTCCGTGAAGCCGTCCGAAGGACGGTTAACGTTGAACGAAACGAAATCGTTCACGCGGACATTGACGGTGCCAACGAGAGGGTCCTCCGTCGTTCGCTTCTGGCGAAGACGCGCCACAGTGTGGCGACGTCCAGCCTTGGAGACCGAAGGAGTGACCTCCAGCTCGGTAGCACCATCCGCCGACACGAAGTGGCCGGTGGTGGTGCCAGTGAAGACGCGGTCAAGCTTGACAACGTCCTCGCCGATACTGACGGAAATCTCGTTTGCAATAGCCATTTGAGCTACTCTTTCTGTTGACTCTATTGAGTTATTATTAGATTGTTATTTAATTGTTTGTCTTTAGCGACTCTTAGCGAGTCCCAAGGCTGACAGAACACCGATCTGGTAAGCAGAAAGCTTAGGCCAAGTCAATGCAAAACCGTAAGGAGAGGCCCTCCGGCGCACTTTGAAGGTACCCACGGAAGTGGCGTGCCGGCTAGTCAAGAATGGACTAGCAGAGTGCTCCGGATTGACCTTAATACGACGATCCATGACATGCGTGATTTTTGTAGTCGCGTATGCATAGTCGACGTTCCACCGCCCGTTTGCTCCGAAGGCCGAAAGATTAGAAATCGTTCGTCCAAAATGAGCAAACCAGTCTGCGAGCCAAGAGAAGGGGACGAGATCCCAGAAAAGAGTTTCTGAGGTCAAGCCTAAACGACGAGATTTCTCGAGAATGTCGAGAGTCTCTTCGCCCTTCGCGAGGAACGCATCTGATTGTGCGGTGGGCCTTGCAATCGAATAGCGAGCAGAGAACGAGGTGTCATAAGTGACACTGTAGAAGGATGAATCCTGGATAGTCTCCACGATTCCACCGATACCGGTCCACCAAGGTGCACCGGTAGCGGCGAGGTAGCCCGTGACATTCGCATCGTTTGAGTCATATCCATTGACCCAATCGAAATTACGAAAGGTCTTCGTGCTACTTCTCTTTCTACGTTCTGAGTCGGAGTAGAATAGCGAATCGATATGGATCGCTGTCCTAACAAGAACGATAATATCATCAAGGGTTGGAACCCAACCAAAGACGATATTAAGGTACTGCCCGCCAAGGGCAGCCCTAGCGTCCTTGTGGTCTCTCAAAGACCACTTCGACACCTTCTTCAGAAAGTCGATGACGTCGAGCCAAAGACGGGGAAAATTCCCAGTGAGTAGCTCAACAATCGTCTCACCAATCCCGCTAATAGCAGGATCGGGGATAGACGAAGAGAAAAGACCCTGTAGGGTACTTGTCTCCTCGTTCACCGACGGGGCGGCGTATGCAGAGAGACCACTCCTTGTAGGAGGGATCGCTGAGGTACGACCGTCTGAATCCTGTACAAGTGGTCTGGACTTAGTCCAGCCAAAAGCAGGAAGGAAGGAAGCCGCTAGCGTAGGGTGAAACGGATTGCCACCCGCAATGGGGTAGCGAGCCACTTCACCTCGCAATTCGTAAGAAAGCACAGGGACACGAGAGTGTCGCAACTTGTACGACATAAACTCGTTACCTGTGTCCTGGGTTGAGAATGCGTCAGGCCTCGAGAAATTAGGCTTGTCTTCCGACAAAGCCTGCCTCGAGAGCTCTTCAAGGTATCGTTTCCGGTCCGAAAGGACATCGAAGACATTACCAGAAGACTTTGGGGGTCTTACTCCCCAAAGGTTCGCGGATTTGTTGTTACGAATCTGCGATGACGGCACGTCCCGGGTCCGATACGTGTAAACCAAATCCAGTCCTTGGCGGACTGTAAATGGAAAAGATGGAGCGGTAGAACGAGGGGCTGAGCGCCCCTCGTAAGTCGCTCCAACGTGTCGGATTTCAGAATGCATTGGCATAGTTACTCCAAAAGAT